AAGTGTTAGTATTGACGGAGTATCTGAAGCAAACGCAACAAAAGCATTTACAACATTGAATGCGTCACTTTGGGCAAATTCGGCAGCAATAACTTCAATCAAAATATTTCCAGATACAACAGGTAATCTTGCCCAATACTCAACCGCGACACTTTACGGAATCAAGAACAGTTAGGAAAGGAAACAATGCCAACGAAACTAATAGTGGACTGCTCCAGCGGAGTAACCACAGAGGTAGAACTAACAGCCGAAGAAATTGCACAGCGCGAGGCTGAAGCAGCAGCATTTGCTGAGGCTGAAGCGCAACGCCTAGCAGATGAGCAGGCTAAGGCAGCAGCAAAGCAAGCAGCACAGGATAAACTCAAGGCTCTTGGTTTGACCGATATTGAAGTAGCCGCCCTAGTAGGCGCTTAAAGAAAGAAGGGGACAATGATAGGCAAGAATGACACAGTAGCCCTCGGTTGGTGCGACAATGGCACTACCGATGGCAAGTTTACTGAAGGATTGATGACAGCATTTATCGCTGGCGCTACCAATGATATGTTCATCAATACCAGCATTAGAGTCCAAGGCAATCAGATTGGCAGACAACGCCAGAATCTATTTGACTATTGGGCAGACAAACTTAAGACTGACTGGCTACTCTGGGTTGACTCAGACATAGTGCTCAACCTTGAGGCTATGAAGAAACTCTGGCAGTCAGCCGACAAGATTAACCGTCCAGTAGTAAGCGGTACCTACTTCATCTCTAAGGAGAATGAGGGCACATTGATGCGCCCATTCCCTTGTCTATTCAACGACATCTCAGCACATCAGATTCAGTATATCCACCCGCTACCTGACAATCAGTTAATTAAGGTAGACAATGCAGGCTTTGGCTTTGTCATTATGCACAAGTCTATTGTTCCTAAGATGAGGGCAGCACACCCTGGCAAGGGTATGTTTATGGAGACTGGTGATGGTAATGATGACCACTTTATCGGTGAGGACATCATCTTCTTTCGCCGTATGAGAGATGCAGGTATTCCACTACACGCCCACACTGGGGCGTTAGTCAAACATATGAAACGCTTTAGCGTTGACTTTGACTACTACGCATTGTATTGGGCTAACGAACATTTGAAAGAAAAAGTTAAGGAATTACAACAACAGCAAGGAGAGTAAGTGGCTGGTCGTGATATTACCGAAGGTCGCTCTAGTAGAGCGATTGCTGTAGATGTAGGTGTAGTTGCTACCGATAGCATCTGGCAGAACACTGATATTGCTTATGATACAGCCCTTGGCGGTATGCCATTTATCTATGCTATCTCTGACCAAAGACCATATATCCGTCAAACAGCGCCATACCGCAAAGAACAATTTGATAATCAAACTGAACCTGGTGAACAGTCACTAACTGGGTGGTGGCTAAGAAGCCAGTCCTCGTTTCAAGACGGGACTGGCATTACTTTTTATGACCCAGCACTTATTGTCGGGGAAGGTACCTATCAATTTAAAGATAGTCGTGGCGTTAATGTTTGGGAGCCAGGAGAAGTAACTTTATTAAATAATACGTCCGCTGCTCACTACACAACTAGCCCTACTGTTAGCAACGGCAGAGCAACTCAAGCCGTTCGCAGTATACGGTGGTCTAATACTGATGGAGTTTTATTACTAGACGGATACGATGTAGATAAAATTTCAGTAAGCGGAACAGTTACCGATTTCATTGATTACAATGCTGGAACTGATGATAAAGTTTATGCTATCTGCGATGATGGTGTTACTGCTTTTTGGGTGACTAATGATACTGGTCCATCAGGTAAATTAGAAGTAAATAAAAAAGTATTAACAGGTGATGCAAGTACATCGGCAACAGTTATGTTTACCATTAATGGCATTACGGTAACTAATGCAACTATGGAATATATTAAAGACCGTATTGTTATGGGTGCGAATAATAAGATATATGAATTTTCAACTACGGCTACCAGCGCACCGACTGCTGTATATACCCATAGCGATGAGAACCATACCTTCACTAGCATTACCGCATCTGGTACTGCTATCTATGTGGCTGGTTTTACTGGTGTTCAATCTAGCATTTATAAATTCACTTTAAGTACAAGCACAGGTTCTATGCCTAGCCTTACCAGTGCTATTACTGCTGCTGAAATGCCATCTGGCGAACTTATCCATAGCATCAAATATTATCTTGGCTATATGTTAATTGGTACAAGTAAAGGTATTAGGGCTGCCACCGTAGATGACAATGGTTCTATTACTTATGGTCCACTTATAGTTGAGACTAGCCAACCTGTATATGACTTTGCATTTAGAGATAAATATGCCTGGGCTGCTACTGGTGTTGCTGGCGAGGCTGGAGTCGTTCGCCTAGATTTAGGCAATGATTTAGGTGGATTACGCTTTGCTTATGCAAATGATTTGTGGTTAGACAATGGTGTAACTGGGTATAAAACAACCTCTTGTGCTTTTGCTGGACTTACTAATAGATTAGTTTTTGTAACTGATGCTATTAATCGTGGCACAATTACCAACAAACAACTTACATCTAATGTTGCTACACTTACTACGGCTACAGCACACGGCTTGACCACTAGTGATTCAATATGGGTAGAGGGAGTTGACTCTACATTTAATGGTCAATACACAGTAACTTCAGCAACAACAACAACATTTAGTTACGCTAAAACGGCTGCTGATGTAGCATCAACTGCCGTATCATCCGCATATGCGCTGGTCAATGAAACTGGTTCAATCAATATAGAATCTGCTGGTGCGAAGATGCCTGATGGTTACGTTGAAACTGGCTATATTCGCTACAATACTCTTGAGCCTAAAAACTTTAAACGTTTACTTGGACGTGGTGACTTTACCTACGGTTCTATGACGTTAGAAACTGTAGATGAAGATGGCACAGAGTATGACGTAGTTAGTTATGACTCATCAGTTCCGCCAGTAGAAGTAACTACTAGCCAGCCATCAGGCTCCAGAGAATATCTAGCCTACAAATTCATCCTATACAGAGACGGTACAGATAATACTAAAGGTCCAATCTTCAAGGGCTATCAAGCAAAGGCTACTATCGCTACCCCGCGTCAACGGGTAATTAAGTTTCCTGTCTATTGCTATGACGTTGAGACAGATAAGTACAATGTAATGGTTGGTTATGAAGGTCGGGCTAAAGACCGTATTGCCCAACTGGAAAACATTGAACAAGGTGGAGACGTAGTAACTTGGCAGGACTTACAGACTGGCGAAAGCCGTCAAGTAATAATTGAACAAATCACATTCACACGACAGACTCCACCAGACAGAGGTTTCTCTGGCTATGGTGGAATCCTGGATATACTAATAAGGACTGTATAACTATGTCACCTGCTGATTGGGCTGGATTAGCCGTATCTGTAACTACCCTTGCTGGAGCACTGGCTATGGGAGTTAAGCATTTAACTAAACATTATCTGTCAGAACTAAAGCCCAACGGTGGGTCAAGTATTAAAGACAAGGTTAATGCCTTGGAAGACAAAGTAGATTTACTGACCGACCTAGTTAGAGAAGTGCTGAGGAAATGAATGAAACCTGTAGTGAAGGTCGCGAGTCCTGCTGCTATTGCTGTGCTACGTCAGGCGACAGCATTGTCGCCGAAGCGCAAGAAAGTGTCAGACGGATTATTGCCAAGTGCTGCTCATCTGAAAGCGAGTCCGAATTCGGACCACAATACTGGGCTAGCAGTAGACCTCACCCACGATTTGAAGCACGGGATTGACTGCAATGTCATCTTTGAAAAACTTAAAGAGGATGAACGCGTTGCGTATCTTATCTTCAGGGGCAAAATCTGGTCACGGGAAAGACGTAAAGAAGGCAACAGGAAGTATACTGGTAATAACCCTCACGTTAAGCATCTTCATATCTCTATTAATGATACTCACGCTGATGACACTAGCCCTTGGTTCTGGTGGATGAATCAGCCTAAGATTGTGAATCAGGTACGAGCACGACTCACCCCTTCACCTAAGAAGAAGGTGGCAGAAGGTGCTACAGTGGCACCTACGTGCACCTGTTGCCAGGTTCACAATACAAAACGAAAGGCAATCTAAATGGAAACACTAAAGCAAGTATCCCTCACTTGGTTCCGTGCAGCAGCAGCCGCTGCTATTGCACTCTACCTTGCTGGTGAGACTGACCTGAAGGTGTTAGGCACTGCAGCATTGGCTGGCTTCCTCGGACCAGTCCTAAAGTGGCTTGACCCATCTGCGCCAGAGTTTGGGCGTAAGAAAAAGTAGCCCTTTAAACGCCTTCTAAGGCGGTTTTTAGACACGAAGACCCCCGCTCTAGGGTAATCCCCTAGACTGGGGGTTCTTTTCTGCTTTCTAGCCCTTGATTATCCAGACTTGCCAGCCCTGATGTAGGACTCTGAACTCCTTATTGTGCCTGTTTAGGAAAGAGTTAATGCCTGGGGCTGGGTCATAGTTATTACCCTTGCCTGACTTCCACTCATAGTCATCAAATGCCATTATCCCACCCTGCTTGAGGATGTCCCAAGATAGTTCGGCATCTAGTAGAACTCCTGTCGCTGTGTGGTCTGCATCTATGTAGATAAAGTCGTATTCTTCTAGTGCTTCATAGCGCAAAAAATCCATAGTCGTAGCCCGTATGCTCTCTACTCTGTCACCGTATGGCTCTACTCGGCTGAGGTAAAACTTGTAGATTTCCTCAAAGTCCATATCTTTATGGGCTTCTTCATCGCTACCCTGCCAGGTATCTATATCAATTAACTTAGAGGTTTCATCTGTCAGTATGTTTTCTAGTAACCATACTGAAGCATCACCTGTGTATACGCCAAGTTGTAGGAACTTTAAATTAGGCTGACCTTTATAGTGGTATAACATATTCTTAAAGTTATCTACAGCCTCTGTAGATTCAAACCAATTTGGATATTCCATAGTCCTCCTATAAATAAACCCTGCCCGTCCGATAGAGCAGGGTCTATTGTTTTTCTGCTGGCTTCCCCTTCCAGCAGAAATCTATTCGTTTATCACTAGGTTGTGCCAGTATTCGGGTCTGCTTCTAGCATCAAAGAATACTACTAGGTCACGCTCTTGCGTGTCCCATCTAGTATGAAAGACTGGTTCTATGTGGGCTAGTTCTCTGGCTGGCACCATTGCTATGCCGTCTGCGAATCTAAAACAGATGCGATGGTATGAGTGTTCATTGTCTGTGTATGGTGGGGCTATCATCATCTGCTGTAGTTTGTTGAAAGGAAAGATGGCAGGTCTACTGCTATCTGTCTTCAACCATTTGACTTCTAAATCTCCGATGTAGTTCTCTCTACCATTGCCCCACTGTAAGCAGATGTGGAAGTCGGAGAAGTAAAAGCGGGGTGTGCCATACAACTTCCAACCCTTGAAGTAATCCTCAAGCGCCTTGGCTGCAATCTTCTCCCGCTTACCATCTGCGTTTACCTGACGTATTGGTTCAAGCACGGCGTCTAAGTTCCCATTCTGGGAATATCGGCTTGGCAACAATACCTTTTGCCTTGCGTATCCTATCCCTGTCGGAAGCAGTTGTTCCTCCCCATATTCCTATGACGTTATATTCTAATGCGTAACTAAGACATTCGCTTTCTGCTGGGCAGGTAGAGCATATCCGTTTCATATACGGAGTGTCTATTGAACTGTAAGTTTCTGGAAACCAGGAGTCTAGGTCTGTACCTTCGCAGGCTGGTCTGTTCTTAAATTTCGGAATCATTACGCCACCATTCAATAGTTAGCCACACTACGCTTAAGTCTATATCAATTCCCCATTTGCTGATACAGAATCCTAGACCGAATCTATTCCATCTATACCCTACTAATATGAAGATACTCCTGTTACCTACATCAAATTTCTTTTTCATTTAATCTCCTGTTTTGTAAAAGCCTTTGGCTTTAAAGTGGACTGGTGCTGCACTGAACTGCTTATCCATCTGCACCTTGCATTTCTCACACCACATAGCGTGGTCTGAATAGACTGAGAAAGTCTGCTCTACAACTACGTTGCATATCGGGCAACTAAATTCATAGGTCGGCAAGACCCAACTCCTCTCCGTCTACTGGTGTAGGTAGTGTGACCATACTGCCACAACCTGCACACTCGCCATCTGTAAAGTAAAAACCTAACTCTCCATCTATGAATCCACCTAGCATTACAAAGATGTCACAGCCACACGGACACACCTCAAGAGGTGTACCGCGTAGGTCCATTGCCCTGCTGTAATCAATCTTATGTAGCAGGTCACGGATGTCTCTACTCTCCGTCATCGTCCTGCTCTGTCTGTGGTACATCTTCATCTTGGTATGGTCTCCATCCACCTAGGTTGCGGATAAGTGAGTTGATAGCACGCTGGACTTTCATCCTGGCACCATCTGGTGTTGTCTTTAAGTCCTTTGCTATAAGGTTCCACTCATTATTCTCTGTGCTGAACCTGACCCGCAGGACATTTTGTTTAGCCTCTGTAAGTTTAAAGAAAGCATTGGCTATATCTGACCTTAACACTAGCCAGTTGTTGCCATCACTGCTGTTCTCTGCCTTGCTGAACTTAAAGTTTAAGTCTTTAATCTTGGTTGGTATTTCATATGACTCAGAGATAATGCTAGGCAGAAATGCCTCAACCACTGTTGAGTCGTAGTAGTACAGGTCAAGCAACTCGTAGCCGACTGCCTTTGCTTTTTCCTTCTCGCAAAACTTAACGGCTGCATTGCGGAGAGACTTGGCTATTAGTTTGTCTTTATCTTTTTGGTCAAGGGCTGACCACTCTACATATTTTGTGGGATGGGTAATGAACCATAACCAGAGAATCTGCTGTATATCTAGACTCTCTACCATCGGATACTTTCTGTGGTATTCAATGGCTAATGACGCTACTAATGCGTCATATTCAGTTAGGTATTCTGCCTCCACCTGTGCCTTCCCATTGACCTCTTTGTACCAATAGTCCTATTATGGCATAGTTTGCCAGGTCTTTGTAGGAATCTTCTATACTTTCATAGTTCGGCGTGTTGCCTTTGCGGTTGTAGTAAAGATTCTTTAGCCGTTCCATCTTGTCGTGCATCCGAACTAGTAAACCATTGGTAGGTCCACCTGGTGCGTGGGCTATGTTGTATGGTCCGTAGTCTTGGTGCTTCTGCACCATAACTATTTTAAGTTCCATTAAGATGTCATCTAGGTCTTTAACGTCCTTCATCTAATACCTTCTTTGACTCTTTATCAAAGGCTGCCATTGCTTCCATAACTATTACTTCTTCTACTACCTCATCGCCATCACCTTGTGCTGCTGCCACTAAGACATTGGCTAGTAGGGTGAGTAGCATCTGTGCTGACTCTAAATCTACTTTCATTGCTTTGTATATATCGTGCAGGGCTGAGAGTAAATCAATGCCCTTCTTTTCTGATAGTGGGATACCCATTAGTAGAGGGTTGGCTGCTATGTGTATCCAGACTCCCTCAAGTTCATCCATTGATACATTTTCTAATTCGCTCATCTAAAAATTGTACTCCTTCCTGTAGCACAATGCTGTTAACATCGTGTCCTTCTGGCATCTGAACTATGTTTACATTTCCTAATTCTCTGCTGACTTTCTTACCGAACTCCAGCCCTGGATTGTCACCATCTGCTAGGACTATAACTGTATCAAAGTCGTCAAGTATTTTTGTGTAGTAGGGCTTCCAATTATTAGCACCTGGTATGCCAACGGCTGGGTGTCCTGTCTTAGTTACTACTGTTATGCAGTCAATCTCACCTTCGGTGACACAGATATACTGGTCTGCATTTAACACAGCCTGGGCATTGAACATAGTTGTCTTTGCTCCTGGCAAGCCAATGTACTTAGGGTCTTCACCGTGGATAGAACGAAACCGCAGGTCAACCACCCCTGATGGGGTGCTGTATGGGATAACTAACTTACCCTTGTAGCCTTCGTGACCTGGCAATGGATTCTCCACTACTCCTAAATGAAACTTCCTGGCTTCGTCTACCGACAGACCCCTTGTTGCGAGATAGTCTGCTGCTAGATGTATGTGCTGGGCGTATTCTGTCGTTGCCTGTAGGAGAAATTGTCTCTGCGAATTTGACAGCCTCACGATAGTTGCCTCCTTCTCTTTCCATAATCAAATCGTATACGTCTCCACCAATGCCACATCCGTGGCACTTAAATCTTTGTTGTTCAAAATTGATACCAGCAGATGCGTGTTTGTCTCCGTGGAATGGGCATTTCATCTTGCGCCAACCACTGCCCTCCCTAGGCAGGGTGGCGCCTACGTATTGTAGGTAGGCTGCAATGCTATGTTTTTCCATCTGCTTTCTTAAGTAGTTCTAACCATACCTGTGCTGGCATAGTCGCATACCACTGTCCGACATCTCCTTTGCCTTTACGTTTGTGTAAAACTGTGCCTGTCCAAGCACCGTCATTCTTCATCTCTACTTCTAACTCTGCTGTCCAACCTGCAAGGTCCATCTTAGCGTGGTTTTTAATCTCAATGGTAACTCCTGGCACACCGCTAATATCGCCTTTGTCTAGCGTTGCGCCTGCTAATCTGCGGTCTGCATACGGAAAGCCATTGGCTTTAAGCCAAGCAACTACATCTCGTTCTGCTTGGCTACCCTTGCGTTTGGCTGCGCTGCTCAACTATTTAATACATCCCTTGCTACATCCATTGCTAGCGTAGTTAGTGCATTGTATAACTCATCATTGTTATATAGTTCATCAACAATAATGTTCCACTCACCATCTGTTATTGGTTTGGCAAGTAGAGTTTCTACATCTTCCTTTGCGAAAGAGTATTCCCAAATCTTAGTCTCCATACATAGTCTCCTGTGCATACTTAATTTGAACATCGTCTAAATACATATTGTCAGGGTTGAAAGCAAGGCTGACATAGTTGTTACCTGTCTGGTCTGCTCGCCCGTATCTGTTTTTGACTGGGGCTACGCAGAGATAGGTATCATCACCTTGTTTCATCTGACCGATAGTCAGAACCATTGCTGGTATCTGGTTGACCAGACCCTGAATGGCTGACCGTGGCTGGCAGGGATAGCCCTCAAAGCCTTCCTTAGTATGGTGCAGAACAAGCACGGCTGAGTTGGTATCTCTTGCAAGATACTTTAACTCCTTCATTGCTGCACGCATACCTTGGAATTCTTCGTGTCCATCCATTGCTATATCCATTAGATTGTCTACAACAATAAGCGTAGGACTTCTGCCCCATACAGTTTCAAATGCACTGACCTCATCATCCAAATCTTTTAGAGTTGGTGTTGATTCAAAAGACCAGAACAAGTGGTTGTTCATAACAAGAACTTCTTCTGCTTTGGCTGGGTCACGCTTTAGTAACTGCTCTGCTGCTTGCTGTGAGATACGGCTAGACATAGCAACTAATCGCATAGCCATAGTGTGAGCGTTGGTATCTGCGCTGAAGTACAGCGTAGGAACTTTGGCTCTGGCTGCGATTGCCAGTGCAACTGATGACTTACCTGCACCTGGGGTGCCAGCAATCATCGTAATTTCTGCACGGCGCAGGATAATTCCTGCTCGCTCAAACGCCGCAAAGGCGGGTGGCAATGGCTCGCCACCTACCTCTGCTTTGCTGATGCTTCGCTTGAGTGTTCTCATTACTTCACTTGGTCAGGAACAAATGTATTCCAATCGGCTGTGCCAATACGAACATAGTCATTCTTGCACTTATCAAATGCACCTTTTGGTGCTGGGCAGAAATAACCACGGTACATTTTGCCGTCTTTACCTGTGCCTTGGATAGCAGTCATCTTGCCGTGAGGGCAAGCACGTCCGCCACCTACTGATGGTGCTGATGTAGATGCCCAACTATTTGTTGGTGCTGGTGCATTGTCTACGATGCTAGCGCCCAGGCTTGCTGCAACCTGTGCGGTTGTCATAGGTGCTGGGCTAGATTGGTTTTTTGCTGCAGACTCTAACTCTGCTACTGCAGATTTGATTGCTTCCAACGCCTCAACTACTAGGTTATCAAGTTGGTTTCCTGTTTCGGCGCGGACAGTAATCAAACTGCCTGCTGGTGATTTAACTGTGATACTGATTGGTGCCTCAGTTGATGACACTATCTTCTCCTTGCTCTGTGAATGGAGTGACTAGACCCTTTTTGTCTCGCCACTGTCTGACCTTCATTGCAAATTGTACACCTTGCCAGCCTTCTGCTATGTCAATCCAGACTAGTTTGCACAAGCCTGTACCAGCAGGAAGATGGATGATGATTGCTTTCTCTTTGTTTACGTCTCCCCATTTACCACGGGTTGCCGTATCCACAAAGTAAGGCAACCCGTTAGCATAGATTGCTAACTGAATTGCTATGTTATTCGGATGGTCTATGCGACCTGTCTTTATATCTGCAATGAATCTTTCACCTTTATATTCAACAACTCTGTCTGGTGTGCCAGCAATTTTGTACTTGTCTAGCACGCAGAACTGTTCTATAAAGATTTTATTTAGTTGTTTTGTTGCTTGCTCGTAGGCAATTAGGTCCCCTGCCCACTCGTTCGGGACATTAACTTCTAGTCCCAAATCTATTTTCTCTGCAAAGGTATGTAATGCGGTGCCAATAGTTGCTGCTTTGCTAGCACCTGCTACTTCCATAGCATCCTCTATATATTTATTGATAGCCATCTTGTCATCTTGTGCTGCGTTAATTGCAAGAAGCAAGTCGCTGCGAACTGATAAACCAATTGCTGCCATCCGCATTTTCCAGGCGGTCAATGCTGATGGGTCATCAAGACTGTTGGCTATTGTTGTAGCCCTGGTATATGCCTCTGCCTTACCGCCTTTAGGAGGGCGCACCATCGGGCGACCATAGCGGTCACGTTCTATCTCAAGTTTCATTAATCCTCGTCTCCTGTTTAGAGGTGTGGGCTGGCAGAAAAGGAGACTAAAAGCCAGCCCACTCCCTTATGTTAGATAGTACCAGACGGAAGGGATAACAATGGCACTATCTGAAGGCGTGTTACTGCTCGTTAGTGTCTCTTATGTCAACATCCCAATCATCTAAGTTGCCATCTCCACCGAACTCTAACTGCAGTTCGTTGTTGACAATGTCATTGGCATCGTCCTCATCATCTGCTTCTACATCCGTAATTACGAAGTTAACCTGACCAGTAATTGTGAATAGACGCTTGAGTTTATTTGCACCAATGCTGGATAGTAAATCATTTACATCATCCACTGTGCAAGTAATTTTTGTTTCGCTAGTTTCGTGACGCTCTACAAAGAAGTCGTAAACCGCCCCTCTGATACTAGCAATACGGTCTGAGTGACGGCTATTCCACTCCGTCTTATCTGCTAGGTCTTTGCGTAGTTGGTCACGCTCTTTAATAGCAGTGACTGCCATATCTTCTGTGAATTTGGTAGTGCTACCATCTTCATTGTTAATTAGTATCTCCATTTGCATATCTCCTTTATGCTGTTAGTAGTTCTAATGCACGTAACTTGAGGTTATCAGAGCCACCTGACATAGCACGGATGCCTGTCTTAGTACCTGAATCCTGCTTGCCGTGGTCGGCATACTCAACAATGGATTGCCACAAACCGAACTCAGTTCCTCTGATGTTCTCTTGTGTCTCGCTGTTGAAGTAGATGTTAGCAGCCTTGTGTCGTGCTGTATTGGCACGGGTTAACTGCATCTTCTCACCAGTAGATAGCAAGGACAATGGCTTGTTCTCTATGGTAGTAGGTAGCGGGAATACTTTCTTAAAGTAATTAAGAGCGTGTTCCCTTTCAACTTCTTTACTCATCAGTTTACCAGCAAGTGCAGTGTATTCCTGTGTGTTTTGATAAGTCATATCCAAGATATATCTTATCTCGCTGACTTCTAATTTGCTGCCACTGGTATGGCGCAAGGTATAAGTAAACTTGTTCTTGCCACGATAGATTTTATTAATCTGATTGGCACAGAACAGACGCTCAATGATTGGCTTGATAACTACTGCGCTGCTGCCATCGTGGCTAGTCTTAGCCAGGATAAATGCTGCGTGTGGGTCATTGGCTACATTGATTTCATATGGTAATGAAAGCAACATCCATACTTTTGCGCCGTGGTCATACTCACCTGCTGCTGCATAGCGTGCTTCACCTGAATCAATCAGGCTATCCAGCGCTGAGAATATCTCACCGTTCTGAAAGACCTGATATCTGTTGCCGACTACACCGATGTTGTCTACGTTACCGAATGGTGTTGTCTTGATGACTGCTTTCTTATTGCGAACTGGTATAGAGATTGGCTGACCTGCGCCTGGGATTGTGTAAGACGCTGTCATATCGTGCAGTGATACTGTCCAGTCAAGCCCTGCTTGTCTGGCTACATCACTGGCTGATGTTGCTGTTACTGCAACACCAGACTTGACCCAATTAGATAGATTCTTTTTGGGTACTGCTGTCATAGTTGTCATTGTTTCTCCTTTGTTTGTGTGAGCAGTTTAGTGTCGTGCTCAGGACAATCTCTCTAGGAATACCCACTATAAATAGCGGGGCTTATCAAGAGAGAAACCTAATGATTAGGTACGGGTTTTTCTGGCTATAGTCCTCAACCCTATTCAGCAACCTCTTGGCATCTGCCTAATCAAATCTAATACCATCCGTGCTTGCGCCAATGCGCCCAAGCAATTGATGGTTTGTCGTATCGGTGTTTGATATACGCCAAGCCCCGAGCAATCTGCTCGGGCGCTGGCGTAGTAGGTTTTAAGCCTAACAACTGTGGAATACCAAAGGCAGATGACTTAGGGTTATCTGCTGTATGGTCCCACGCCGATTCTTTGCCCCACAATTTAAGCAATGCTTTGTACTCAGCCTTACTCCAGTCTTCATACTGTGCTGAGATGAGAGCCTTGGCGTAATACTTGCTCAAGGATTTTGTCCAGCGTATTTCCTTCTGATGTTTCTTGACTGGTGACTTGTCTTCTGACTTGTTGTTTTCTGCTGTTGCTGACGACTGCGCTGGAAATACTGCTGAGGAAAGCGTCACAAGCCAACTGACAAGCGCTGCTAATTTGTTCTTCATTTAGTAGCCCATCTGTATAGGCAATACCCAATGCCAATGAGGTAGAGCCAGGTGATTGTTGTTGAGATGTGTGGATAGATAACTTCATACATTTATTATAGCATCCCTGCTGCGTGCATCTCGTTTCGTTTCTCATCAACAAGGACTAGCGCTTTGACTACAAAGTCGTGCAGTTCATCAATGTTGTTGAAGAATAGGGTTGCTGAGACTGTTGCTGCTTCGTTATATACCTCAAGCACTGCTGTGTTTTCTGACTGACGTAATACATCCACTCTTATTCTATTAAGAGTTGGTCTATGTAGATTAAATGATGCTGACATTGTTACTCCCCTTTGTTATATTGGATGTCACATCTTTCGCATAACACCCCATCAATCAGATGGGTGTTGCGCTTGCAGCCTTCGCACTGTCCTGTCATCCCCATATCTGGTCTCCTACTTTATTCCAAGCCTCAACTGAGACTGGTGCTTGGGCTATTAGGTCTTCTACTACTTCATTAATACGGTTGACTTCTACTATTAAACTGTCTAACCATTTGGCTACTTCTGCTAGGTTAAGCAGCATTTGTTCATCTCTCATTTTTAGTCTCCTTCTTTATCTCTATCCAGCCTTGCTCTATTCCTTCGGTGAGTAGTTCTAATACTCTGACTAGTCCTGCATATACCTCACGCATTGCTGCTCCTTTCGTGGCAATCTACACACCAAGGTTCGTAGTCTCTGGTCTTATGAAAGACTAACTCGCTTTCATCTGTTGGTGTCTGGCACTGATAGCAAAGCAACATAGTCACTCCCTGTCTGTGTCTAGGTTGTTGTCATAAATAGTTAGTTGGCAGTTACTGCAATACCAAGTAACGCAATGAGCGTTGTAGTCATACTCTGCCTTCATAGTGAGCAAGTCGCAGTTGTCGCAGACTACTGTGCTGGTAGCAAATACCATTGTCATTATGCGCCGACCTTTGCGAAGGCGCAGGTTTGGCAGAGATAATAGTTCCACTCATTACTGTCTGCTACTGGTATGACTAGCGGGATGCCACACTTTTGGCACTCGGCTTTGAAATATTTGTCAGTCGTTGACATCTGAATAGTCTCCTTGGTTCTCATTAACTCGCTCTTGTCCCCACATTTCCTGCCAGCAAGCAGGATGGACACCGCTAATTATCTGCTCTCTTAGCGGGATAGTCAAGGATTTAAATGCTGTTCCTACATACTCACCTCTGAGATAGGTGAATAGTTCATCCTCTTTGACATCTACAAAGCCAGGCTTGAGGCAGACTGGGCACCGTCTAGTACCGTATATCACGGGCTATCCTTTCTCTTTTTAATACATTTGCTGCGTGGTGGTATCTTTGCTCCCATAGATAGGCAGAGCGGAATAGAACTACCATCATTATCAATTGGCTGATTAGTGCTATACATATAGCGACTAGTGTGCCTGTATCTAAATACATCTGCGTCTCCTAACAATTCTGATTGACTCGCTACTGACTGTTTTGGGAACCCCCGCCCCCGCAAAAGGAAAGCAGGGGCAGGAGCCGAAGCCCCTACCCCTGCTGGATTGATTACTTGAGGAATTCCAAATCTGTCACGATTTGGTTGTCATACCACTTGGTTACCCCTTTGTCTTCTCGGGCTGTAGTTGTGAGATAGCCTGAGATGTTGACAATGAATTTGTCATTATCGGCGAGCATTGGACGAATTTGCTCAATTAGGTGAGGCTCGGTGATGGTGACCTGACGGCTTGCGATGAAACGGCTACGAATCTGACCATCTGGTGTGTATTCAGTCTGTCGGGACTGAACTATGCCTTTGATTACTTTGCCGTAATCTTTGACTGACTTCAACTCTGCGTTGTTGAAGGTAAATGAATTGACTGTGTTCACTTTCTTTCTCCTTTTGTTAGTTGGTGGGCGAAGCCCCCGTCACTTGTGACGGGGCACGCCCTTGTGATTACTTGCAGTTGGGGCAGTTAGACCATTTGTTGTAGACCAAATGGCAGTCTTGGCAGATAACCTCTGCTGGGGTGATTGTCACTGAGGTTTCTAAGTCGTAAAGCCTGTCAACTAGCATTGCGATAGGCTCTAAGAACTCATCCTCACGGTCAGTCCAGTCGTGACCTGATGGAAGGTCACGGATTACTGACATAGGTTTGTATTCTGAAACTGCGCCACCGTTGGCTACGGCACGCTTGTTGTCACCATAGCCACGATAGTAGAAGTCTTGCGACTCATCTACTATCTGATGGGCAATCTCAGCATCACGGGTATCCCGTAAGTCTTGGCAGGCTGGACATAATTCTGTCAGCCCTACGCAGGCTACGCAGGCAGACTCACTGAACTGCCTAGCCTGTAGCATTGCTTCCACATCAAGTGGAAGGTATTGAACTTTAGCCATTGACTTCCGCCTTTATTTTGTAGACATTGCCACAAAAGCAGAGTGGGCAGTCACTTATTGCGAAGAACTCATCGCTTGCCATCGGCACATAGATTGGTTCTTGTAACCCGCAAGGGCAATAGACTTTATACACTAGTTGCTTAGTCACTATTACCTTTCTGTAGTTAGTATTTCTAACTACAACTATCCACAAGAGCAGGGCAGTCAAGCCAGGTCTTTGGCTTTATCTGGCTTGACGGCTCTGCTAGGAAATTAGATTTAAATTATTAATCAGCCTGCGACAAAGCAGTATTATTACTGGGCGAGGCATCAGGGATAGTGCCGAGCGATAGACTGCTCGCAGACATCTGCTTGCTCTGTTCAGTCTACCTGTTAGTCTAGCCAGTTACTGTGTAGTTCTGACCCTAGACTGTTTAAATCGGGACTGACTTAAGTATAGTTACTACCAAAACTATTTTCCCGTACAGACTATTAGCCCCCTGCTCTGTCCTATTATGTCCTAGTTTGGTATACTCTGTAATGTGATTTGTATAACAATTTTGTTATAAACCGTTCGGAATGGCTGTTTGAACGGATTAATACTATATAGGGGCACAAAGTGCCCACTGATAGTAGCAAAGTCTTTCGGACTTTGCGTACAGACTGTATCTACTATCTGTTACTACTGGCTGTTCTAACTATCAGTACTGTATGTAGATGGGACAGGTCTGTGACTTTTCAGAGGGGTAAAACTAACCCCAAGACAGAGGCTATGGTAGCCGCAAAGGCTAAGGTTATAGCCCTTGTATCAGAGGGTTGGGCACCGCATAAGGCGATGGCTGAGGTTGGCAAGCAACCCGACACCATCCGTATCTGGTGTATGAGAGACCCTAAGTTTGCCTCTGACCTAGCCCAGGCAAAAGAAGACTCTAAAGAGCGTTCCTTGACCGCCCTTGGCATAGCCAGGGAAGATATAAGTTTTCCACAGTTTAGCCAGATGTTCCTAGACCAGAAGGTGTTCCCACACCACCAGGACTGGATTGACTTGCTAGAGGGCAGAGAGCCTAGTTGGCTCCACCCAAGTATGATTTATGAGAAGGGCGACCCAAATCGCCTTCTTGTAAACGTGCCACCTGAGCACGCTAAGAGTACGGTGATTACGGTCAACTACTCTACCTACCGCATCGCTCTCAATCCCAACGTTAGAATCATCGTAGTTTCTAAAACGCTTGTCAAAGCACGCGAGTTCGTGTACGCAATCAAACAAAGGTTAAGCCACCCGCGCTGGTTAAAGTTGCAGACAACATTTGGACCAGAAGGGGGATGGAAAGAAGACTCTGATACCTGGCGAGTTGACACCGTTTACCTTGGGGGCGATGCCCGTAACTCAAGTGAGAAAGACCCCACCATCCAAGCCCTTGGTATGGGTGGACAGATTTATGGTGCCCGTGCTGACCTGATTATTCTGGATGACTGCATAACCACGGCTAACGCTCACGAGTATGAAAAGCAGATTAACTGGCTCCAAAAAGAAGTTATTACCCGTTTGGGTAAGAATGGCAAACTGTTAGTAGTAGGGACGAGAATTGCGCCGACAGACTTTTACAAAGAACTCCGTGACCCGAAGCATTGGTCAGGCGGTAAGTCTCCTTTTACTTATATGGGTATGCCTGCGGTTCTTGAGTACGCTGAAAAACCCGAAGACTGGAAAACGCTTTGGGCTAAAAGTGACACTCCTTGGGATGGCGATGACGATACGCCAGATGCTGACGGACTCTATCCTAAATGGGATGGAAAGACGCTACAACGCAGACGAGGAGAGGTAACTCCCTCTACCTGGGCGTTGGTCTACCAGCAAGAAGATGTTTTAGAAGATTCCATTTTTCCCGCTGAACTTGTTCAGGGTTCTATTAATGGGATGAGAAAGCGTGGTCCCTTGAGACCTGGCGCTGCAGGACATCCATCACAGGTTGAAGGTTATACCGTTGTGGGATTTGACCCTGCTATGGCTGGCAATGCTGCTTTTGTCGCTATGACCTATAACAGGCACGATGGAAAAATTTACGTTTTGGACTGTTTAAATATGGCAGAGCCAACACCACAAAAGATTAGGCAGGCAATTGAGGAGTTTGTTCACAAGTATAAACCGCAAGAACTCCGCGTTGAAATTAACGCACACCAGAAAGCCTACTCACTTGACACAGACTTACAGCAGTGGCTGGCAACTTATGGCGTTAGACTCAATGCTCACTTCACGGGCAAAAACAAATGGGACACAAACTTTGGAGTCGCTGGAATGTCTACACTCTTTGGCTCCGTTAACAACGGAAAGCATCAGAAGAACAACATCTTGGAGTTACCTAGCACTGAAGGCTCTGAAGGACTTAAGGCTTTAGTTCAACAACTACTAACCTGGAAGCCTGAGACCAGAGGCAAAACCGACTGTGTGATGGCTTTGTGGTTTGGTGTCTTAAGATGCCGAGAATTTATGCAGCAAAACTCTTATGTTCAAAAGTATGCCCATAACCGTTGGGCAACTAGAGCACAATCACAAAAGAGATATACAGTAAATCTTGACGAGATGCTTGCCGAGCAATGGCAACAAACCTATGGGTAGGACTAAATGGCTGAGGAAAAGTATTTAAGCAAAGACCTTAAAGAGGTCTTAAAGGAGATGTCAAAGGCTCCTGGCGGTAATGTTGCACAGCCACGTCCAGTAACTCCTGGTCCTATTCTTGGCGGACCACCAGCAGAACCTAAGCCTGGCGTTGTAGACCCTGCAACTGGTGTAAGAACTTACCGAGACCCAGCAATTTCATTATTTAGATTTTATGCTTATGGCGAGGAAAAACCGTCACGGCTTCCGTCTCCTGCGCCAGATGTAAAAACGGTAACAGTTACTGAGCAAGAAATGCTAGTAGTTGAAAAAGCAAAACGTAAAGCACTTAAAGAGGCTGGCAAGAAAGTAACTACTACGGCAGAACGTAAGGCTATTAATGCTGGTGTTCGTGGTGGGGTTATTGGCGGTATGTCCAGAGCGCCTGGGTCTAAACCACCTGTTACGCCAGATGTTGAGATAGCAAGAGGTATGGCTACAGTTCGTGCTAGACAAGCAGCAGACCTTCAGATTATTCGTGATGCGCTTGAGCGCTTTGCTAAAACTGAAATGTCTGAAGTACCAAGAAATTTTCTTAGCCGAGAAGAACAGAAGTATTTAGACTTACTTGCACAAAGAGTGCGAGATGCAATTATGGAACGTGAGGCTGCTACTAAAGAAGCATTAGCAGCACGTGGAGATATGACATCAGCCTTTGAAGATTACAAGGCTATGCAAGAAGCAGAACGTAGAACACTTGAAGGAAGACAAGCAGCAGAAAAAACAAGAACTTCCAGACAAAAAACAGAACAGTCTTTAATAGACAAAAGTAAACCACCAGTAACACCACGTGCACCAATGGGAGCAATACCACCTATTATGCCTGGTGGCGGATTGCTTGACCTAACTAAGTGAGGATATAGATGCTATCAATTGAGCAAATCTCGGCACGTGTAGAAAATCTACGTGAACGTGCTGCTGACCGTGATGCACGCCAACAAGACGTGCTTGCTGTCCGTAAGGGAATGATTGCCTCTGTATACCCAGACTTTTTTCCTGAAGGTGTAGATGCCAATGTCGTTGCAAATTTTATTGATATTGTTGCAAGAGACCTATCTGAGGTTATGGCGCCTCTGCCTTCAGTCAACTGCTCCGCGGCGAATCAGGCTAATGACCGCGCTAGGAAGTTTGCTGATACACGTACCCGTATTGCTACTAATTATTTTGCTCACTCAGATTTACAAGTTCAGATGTACACAGGCGCAGACCTCTACATCACGTTTGGTTTCGTCCCATTCATCATAGAGTTGGACGAAGAAGCAGGGCTACCGCGTATCCGCATAGAAAACCCAGTGGGCGCTTACCCAGAGTTTGACCGCTATGGACGCTGTATTGCCTTTGCAAAACGCTACTATATGGCAGCAGGTGAACTAGCATCACAGTTCCCTGAGTATGCTCATATTCTACTTGGCAAAGAAATGTACAAGTCGGATATGAACTATCAGTTAGAGGTTGTTCGTTATTATGACGACCAACAATCTTTGCTGTATGTGCCAGAACGCAACAACCTAGTTCTTTCCCAAGCCAAGAACCCTATTGGCAAAATGATGGTTGTAGTAGCACGCCGTCCGTCTATAGATGGCGAGATGCGTGGACAGTTTGATGACGTGCTCGGTATTCAGTTGCTTCGCAACAGGTTCGCATTACTTGCGATGGAAGCAGCGGAAAAATCCGTGCAAGCACCAATTGTTTTACCATCAGATGTTAATGAACTTGAGATGGGTGGCGATGCGGTTATCCGTACTGCTAACCCTGCTGGAGTTCGCCGTGTAGACCTTAACATTCCACCTGGAGCATTTACTGAACAAGCACTGCTTCAGCAAGAACTAAGAACAGGTACACGTTATCCAGAGGGACGTACTGGAAATATTGATGCCAGCATTATCACGGGACAAGGTGTGCAGGCACTTATGGGAGGCTTTGACACACAGGTCAAGTCTGCTCAGGCTATTTTTGCTTCATCACTACGTGATGTTATCTCTGTTTGCTTTGAGGTAGATGAGAAGTTCTTTAACTATGAGAAGACTATCCGTGGTGTAGATGCTGGTAGCCCATACCAGATTACCTACCTACCAAGTAAAGACATTAAGAAAGATTATTCAGCCGATGTTCGCTATGGAATGTTGGCAGGACTTAACCCAGCACAGGGTTTGATTTTTATGTTACAAGCACTAGGGGGCGGACTAATTTCAACAGACCTTGCTATGCGTGAGTTGCCATTTGGCATTAACGTAACCCAAGAGCAAGAAAAGATTGAGATTGAACAAATGCGTAGGTCGTTAGTCCAATCTTTGCAGGCATACACTCAAGCAATTCCACAGATGGCAGTTGGTGGTCAAGACCCATCAGATGTTATTAAGAAAGTTGCTGACGTTATTAAGGCACGTCAAAAAGGTGTAGCAATTGAAGACGCAGTTGAAGAAGTCTTTACGCCTGAAGAATTACCTCCTGCTGGTGCTCCTATGGTTGAGCAAACGTCCCCTGCTCCCGCTGCGCCAGTAGGAGGCGCTCCTTCCCTACAAACACTTTTATCTAGCCTAACGGCTGGTGGACAGGCAAGCGCAAGCGCACGAACAGCAATTAGGAGGTAGTTATGCCTAGTCAACGCAAGAAGACTAAGAAGGTTATCAAACCTCAAGTAAAACGCAGAAGAACTACCAAAGAACCAGTATTAGTTAAAATTGATTTTTGGGCTATTGCTGCTAAAGAAGTTTATGATGCTTGTCTCCGTGCTGGCTTTGATGAAGGTACGGCAATGGCATTTGCTATGGATAGGTCAAGTTATCCTGATTGGATAGTAGACCCTAAAGACCCAATTAAAAATCCGCTAGATGATTTTGAAGAGGATGACGATTAATGTCAATGACACAACCAATGGATAATCGTGGTGGCTATAGACCAACTGCTCCTCAGAATAGTCCTATGAATGTTTCTGCTACTGGCGGTAATGGACAAAGCGGAAAACAGGCTGCTACCTATATTCCTGGACTTCCTTATGGCGAAGGACAACAAACTTACGCTCAACAACTAGCAGCACCTATGGCTTCTACCAATATGCCTTTAGAGGCTATTACTGGTATTACTGCACCCACAGAAAGAAGTGCAGAACCAATTACAGCAGGTGTTGATTTTGGTCCTGGTCCTGGTTCAGAGGTAATTAATCTTCCTAATACACAACCAACCGTTCTTAGCGTATTGCGTCAGATTGCACAAAATGACCCAACTGGAGAAACTGATTTGATTTTCCAGGCTATGCTTGAAAAAGGTATTGGATAGTGCCAGAGATAATTGACCCCTCTGTAGCCGAACTTAGCCCTAGTCTTTATAACGCTGCACGTGTTTCAGGACTGAATTCAGCACAGGCTAAGTTTCTTAATCAGATGTCTAAACAATATAAGTTAGGTGCTGACTTACTTAAACTAGGTGAATCTGCTGCAAGAAATAAATTCCTTGCACTAGACCCTAAAGTGCAAGATAACATCAGAGCGTTTTTTCCAGAGCAAAAAGCCTTTGAGGCTGAAAAAAGTTTGGCTTTAGAATTAGCAACATTGGGATTTAAGGCTGCTACATTCCCAATAAAATTTTTAGGTAGCCCATTTATGGCAGCGCTTAATGCGCTTGAAAATTGGGAAAAAGGAACTAAGACTGCTTATCCAGCAGGACGTCAAATACAAGAAGCAACTCAAGCCCAACAAATGGGATTACCAGTTACTAAGCGTCCTGATTTCGCTAGCGGAATTATCAAAGATACTTTTGATGGGCGAAATAACTGGAAGTGGGACAAAGTAGATATGTATGAGCAACGCTATGGCGTTGCAATTACTACACTTGCTAGGGGTATTGCAGAAGGTAGAACTGTAGGCGAGTCTATTGAGTTATATGGAAATCCCGAAGACCCTGAGATTATGGCTGCTGTTGTATTTATGTATGACAAGCCTAAGCAATTTAATACTATTAAAGATGGATTAAAAATAGATGCACAGATTTCTCCAGGTCGTGACATAACTGAAAAATTTGGTTTTATTGGCAAGACTGTTGAAGGTGATTACTGGACTGGCGTAGCCCAAAGATTATTAGGTGTTCAGCCAAGAATTGTTTTGCCAGAGGGCGTATCGCCTGAAAGCAAACGTGGCAAAGCAATACTTAAAGCCGAAGAAATAAAAGTTAAAAAGAAAGTATCTGGAACTATAGATGCTTTTTACACAGTGTTTATTGACCCACTTACTTACATAGGTTTAGGATTACCAGCCGTAGCCAAGACACTTGCTAAGGGTGTTGGCGGTATACGCGTTGGAGTCCGTGAGGCATTTCAGCAGGCTGCATTTAAAAGTAAAGGTCAACGCCTTGCTGAACAGTTTAAGTTTGTATCTCAGCGCAAAGGTACTGAAGAAGGTTATGCCTGGTTATTTAATGAACCTGAAATTAAAACTCTTTGGGATGACCAACTAGGACCACGCTTAAAGTCCTATGCAGAGGCTAAATCTCCTACTGCTAAAGCCTCAATACTTGAGTCTATTAGATTTGATTTTCCTGAGTGGTATAACGAACCAGTAATAAAAACCCTTACTACTGGTGAAGTTAAAGCCTTTGATGCTGCTAGTGCACAAAAGTTTTTCACCCACGTAGATGATGCTAATCTTATGCTTAATGGCAGAGTTAATGGTATTTCTTTCCGCCGTAATGGTATTCCTTATGCTCGCAAAAGCAGAACTCTTACTTCGGCTATGCACCGAGTTGCTTATTCAGTATTTAATCCAACAAGCGAAGTAGATATAACTACTAAAGAGATTCTTGCTAAGGGCGATGCAGAAGCCATTAAGGCTATGTCAATTGTTACTAAAGTTGCCGATGAAGAAAATAAACTGCTCAATCCACAGATTGATGAATTGTTTGCGCTACAAGAGGATGTTGGTAAAGCACGGCGTTTAGCGCTTAAGTTGGGCGTTGCTGCCAGCAGACTACCTGGAGTTATTAAGTTTGGCGAAAACGCTATTGAAACTGCTGACAATATTCGCAATACTGCTAGTTTGGTGCTACCTAAAAATATAGCCAATGCTGTTACTCTGATGCTTTTAGATGAGCCATTAGATATTCAATTGACAGCAGTACGTAATATGCAGTACGCCTTTATGAAGCGTATGAATGTTCCTGAAGATGATATTCAACGTATTCTTCAAGATACATATAACGGGCAGGCTGGATTTACTCCAGTTGTAGATATGCCTATTGCGGATAATATTGCGGCTCAGATGCATCCTATGGCAGTAGCCTTTAATAACCTTACGCCAACCCTTGCTGCTACTGGTGCTATTGAGCCATCTCAATTACGTAAAGGTATTAAGCAGTTGCCGTTTGATACTATTTATCAACTATCTTCAAAGGCAAGATTAGATGAACGTGCCAAGGGCACTCCTGCTAAAAACTTTCTGCTTTTGTTTAACGGTATTGGTAGGAGCAGATTTGCTACTCTTTGGAATAATAACTGGGCTGCATATACCCTGGCTCCACGTTTAGGTATTAGAACTAACGTAGATGAAGGTTTCTTTTATTATTTAACTAAGCCAGTTACGGATATTCTTGATTTAGTAGCCAGTAAGTTTCAAAAAGATATTAAGGCTATGCAGACGGTTACTGGCAGTGGTGCTGCTATTGGTCCTTATAAAGGTTCTTTATACTATATAGCAAATAAGATGGGTATTACTGTAGACGGTAGACCATTAGACCCACGGAAAGTTCTTACTTCAGCAGAACAAGCCGACATTATTGAAAAAATTAGAGTTAAAAAATCTAAAGAAGTTGGATACGAAATACCACTATCTGAGATAAAGCCAGTATTTATTAAAGAAGGCATTATCAGCAGAATTGAAGAAATCTATAAATTTACTGATGACAATAAAGAATGGCAAAATTTAAAACGAGTTCTTCGCAATAATTCTAATTTTAATGAGGGCTTAACAGCCTCTATTGCTGCCCGTGATTTAGTCGTAGGCAGAATGGACCGAGATTTTTATGAGTCTGTATTTGATATAGACCAACTAACTAGGTTTATTAAAGAGTTGGGATTAGAGCGGTCACCACTTTATACGCCTAAAGAAATAGAAAAGTTAAGTCAACAAGAATTAGGCGTTGCTATGTGGGACAACTTCCTAATTCGTTTTGGATTTAACCAACTTAAACTACCTGGAAATTATTATTTAGACCCAGTAAGTGTATTTTTTAACAATAACGGGTTACGTAATGATGATTTCTTTGGAGCATTACGTCCAAGTACTAATTTTGCCAATGCACGTACTGAACTTATGGAGCAGATGGGCGCAACATTCAATGAAGTTAGCGCTTTTTATGACGTACTGGATGCTAAAAGACTACAGGCAGCCCTATCTAACTGGGGTGAGACCGTTTATTTCCGTCAACAAGGTGTGTCCGACCCAGAGATAGCCCGTATTTATGCAGAGCGTATCTTGAATGATATGCGTTTTGCTTTCCACGGTAGCGCAGATGGCTTTAATGATAACTTGTATGACTTAATGCAACGTAAATATGCTGATGTGATTAAGGCAGCCCCACGTCAGGGTATGCCAGCAGCAACTGCTTGGTCACGCGCTGCTAATAATTTAACCTGGAAAGAATTTAATGACGCTACAGTAGGTAAGCGTCCTACTTCTGGTTATATAAATACGCGCCTTGTATCTAACGGCAAAGTATCTGATATGGATGCGCTAAAGGAAGACCTTAGCACCATAGATAAATGGTTTGAACGGTTCCCAGATAAAGTTCTTGAGATGATGGACCGTCAGGTAACGGGATTTTTCCGTCTGCCTGCTATGCGTGTGGCTGTAAATAAAGCCCTAGATGATTTAGTTCCTTACGAAAAGTTTTTATCTGACCGCCATTACAGAGGATTACTGGATGCAAATCCAAATATAGACCCAGATACTGCTAGAAAGTTTGCTGATGAAGCAGCCGATAAGCAGGTAACCAATATAGCAATTAATATGGCTACAGATTCTGTGCTTGAGTTTGTAGATAATCCAAGTATTCGTTCTAATTTTGCTCTGGCTATCCGCTATGTAGGCAGATTCTTCCGTGCTACCGAAGATTTCCAGCGCCGTGTTTATCGTCTTTATGCAAATGAGGGACCAAGAGCACTTATGCGTTTACGGCTTTTGCACTATGGATTAGAAAACATAGGTTCTGTTTACCAGGATGAGAATGGCGATGACTATCTAACAGTACCTACGGATATTGTTATGAATACAGCCACACAAAAGGTGCTAGGTGCATTTAATGTTGACTACAAGGTTGGCTCATTTAATGAGTTTTCTTTTAAGTTCCGATTAATTAACCCATCTTTTGCTCCTGATGCTGGACAGCCAGCCTTTGCTGGACCACTTGCAGGAATAAGCATTACCGCAGTTAAAGGATTCTTGCGTGATTTACCAGTGCTTAGTGCTTTTTTGCCACAAACTTGGGAAGATAGAATTTATCCTTACACCAACGAAGTAGCCAATTATTTAGACACATTTGCTATGGGTCATATTGGTCAAAATACTGATGTCGGTGATGCTTTAAGAACGGCTTTCCCAATGTTGGCTACAACGGCTTGGGATACTTTAGCCCCTGCGGAGCGTAATAGAAATAAGGCTAATGCCTGGTATCAAGCAGTTAATTATATGGAAGCCTTTGGCAAAGGTTTACCAGATAACGCAACTAGCAAAGAAAAAACAAGATATATACAGAACGTCAAAGTTGCTGCTAATAACGTAACTGCTGCACAGGCAATTATAGGTTTGTTTGGTAGCCCTGCATACCCAAGTTTAAAAGATAGTAAGGGATTACCTGACTTTATTAAAGAGACTGGTATCAGTACTTGGACCAGTGCTTTCTGGGATGTATATCAAGGTGTTATTAAAGCAGACCCTGAAGTAGCCAACCCATTTGAGTTGGCTGTTGCTATGTTTATTGGTAATAATCCAGGCAAATCAGTATATACAATACCTAAAACAAATAAAGCATTTAAAACAGTTATAGCCAAGACTAACGAATTAAAAGATTGGTCTACTAATAATAGACGATTTCTAGATGAGTATCAAGATTCAGGTATTGGTTTTGTATTTGCTCCCAAAGTTGGAGAATACAACCCAGATATATATTCCTGGATGGAAGCACAAGGGTTAGTTGAACAGGCTGACTTCAGAGAGTATTTAAACAAAGTTCAAATAGCCAGAGATAAAGAAAAGTATTATGCAATTAATGATGCGTTAGTGGAAAGATTGGCTACGTCTACTGACTATCAAGAGCGTGCCAGCCTAATTGCTTTAGCAGATGCAGAGCAACAGTCGTTGCTACTATCTAATCCAGAACTAGAAGATTCATTAGATGACAATATATCTGGTCGGGATTTAAAGATGATGTTCCGTGACCTTAGAGGCGCGGTAGATGATGCTAGTGCGCCTATACCAAATGCCACTAGAAATGCTATGCGGTTAGCAATTAATGAAGTTCAGGCTTTTGTTGATTACTCAACCAACCCATCCTATAAGCAATTGTATACGTTTAGTGATGACCGTAAGCGTATGAAAGAAGAAGTAATAGCGGTTCTTGAACAGTTGGTATTTGACCCAGCCGTTAAAGAAGCAACCCGTTTGATATTTGTACCTATGTTAAACAAGTACTCCCGCGATGTGGTGGGTGCTTCCGTAGAAAGGGCATACGTTGGCGGTAGATAAGTCACCAGAAGAAGCCAAGACACGCGGTGAAGCATCGGCTAATGCTGCTGCTACGGCTAATAAAAAACATTTAGATGACCTTAAAAGAGTACTTGGCGACATAGGATTAGATAATGGTCAATTAAAGGTTGGTACTGACCAAAATAGAAATCTTATTTTGTATGAAATAGCAGTTGATAGTAAGGGTAAACCAACAGGAGAAAGACCTGAAGTTTTCTTTTGGGTAGCACCAGATGGTCTTGGCTTTACTAAACAGTATGGCTCACAGGTCATTAAGTCTATTAAAACTAACTTTAAGGGTAATCTTGAAGTACTACGTCAGCAATTATTAGATAAGAATTTTCTTTCTGAGACTGATTATAAAACCAAAAACGAAACAGCATTTAATCAGGCTATTTTAGACGCAGCAAGAAATCATAGCCTTACTCAGGTTCAGTCTTATACTATTGAAGGTAATACTAAGTTCAGTCCGTTTAAAAGTTGGTTAGGTAGTCTAGGTAGCGCTGGCGCTGGCGACAAAAATCTTCCAGTTCAAGACATTAATCTTATGGATAGGGATGTAGTTGAGGCTATTGTTCGTGGTGTAGTTCGTGGCAAAACAGATATGACAACTGGTACTGAAGACTTTATTCAGCAAGAAACTGACCGTTATGTAAAACAAATTAAAGAGGGAACCCTTACTACTACTAAAGAGGCTGGGGGCAAGATTGTTAGAACTACTACTAAACCGTTTACCCAAGCGCAAGTAGAGGCTGAAGTAGGCAAAAAAGTAGAAACAGAATTGCCAGATGTGATGCGCTATAAACAAAACTTTGATTTTTTGGTATTCCTTGACCAGATGGGAGCGCCAGTAGTATGAGACCTAATAATGTAATAGATGGTGGCGGAGGAGTTATCCCTCCTCAAAGTGCTACTGGTAAAGCAGAAGCCCTTGCTTTGGGTATTACAGAAACTATTCTTATTGCGTTTCCTGAATTAAAACCCATCTTTGATATGTTTGTGGCGGGTGATATTGCTGAAGCAAGATTAGCCTATTTTAATTCTGATTATTATAGGAATTTAACTAGCAATGCCCAATCTAGACAAACCAAACAAAAGACACAACCTGGTGTTTACGCTCAAGAATTAGATGCGTGGAAGCAAACGCAAAAGCGTAGACTTATAGAAAAAGGATTTGTTTGGAATTCTGCTATAGATGCAATGTTAGAAGATTCTTACCTCAAGGGTGACACAGATGTGCAACTTGAGATTAAAATTCTTAACTCTGGTTTGATGGGCAGTAAGATAGGTGGCAGTGCTCTTGGCACGGTTAATGCTTTAAAGTCCTATGCTGATGACCAAGGAGTTAGTTATCTACTGCCGAAAAATTATTGGGACAAAGTATCTGCTGGTTTGCTAGACGGCACTACAACTGATGAAACTATCCAGGAAGAATTAAAAGGATTTGCTATGTCTGCCTACCCAGCCTATGCAAAGGGTATAGAGGCTGGCAGGTCATTTAGTATGCAGACTTCGGCTGCTAGGCAGATGATTGCTAACTTGCTTGAAAAAGATGTAGATACAATTACTAATGATAATCCATTGTTTCAAAAAGTAACAGGATATGTGAATCCTAAAACTGGTGCTTTTGAAATTATGCCGTTATGGGAGGTACAACAAACAGTGAAAAATTCAGATGAATGGTTGTACACAAACAATGCTCGTGATGCTTTTGATAATGTTGGTAGAAATATTCTTCAGCAATTTAAGTTGGCGTTCTAATGGCTAAAGAAACTGCTGCTGAGCGCCGTGCTCGTATTGAAAAAGAAGTTGCTGCTCGTTCTGAAGAACGAACAAGATTATATTTTGAAAATAAAGCAAAGGCTGAAGCCGCTGCTGCTGCACAGGCTCCACAGTTGCCAGCCTCTGATGCTTATAACTATAACTATGCTTTTAGAACTGATGTAGGTAGTAAGTCTACAGATGTATCTGGCAGTTTAAATTTAATTAAAACACCAAATGCATATTATGATTCTTCTACTAATACTATAGTAGACCCTGCTACTGGAACAAGAAGTCCAGCCGTCCAGTCAATGTGGTCTGGTCCTACAAGTTTTCAAGGAAGTTCTTCTGGAACAGTTAGCCAATCTAAAACATTGACTCCAGAACAAATAGCGGCTAAAGAAAATGCAGAAAAACTTGCTGCTCAATTAGGTTTATCTATTGACCCTAACACTGGTATGATTATTAAACCACCAGCAAATTATGTTATAGACCCTATAACTGGAAAATTTGTTCCACCCAAGACAACATCTACAACTGTAGTTACTCCTACGGTTGTTACCTCTACACCCACAGTTACTCCTACGCCTGTACCTGCGGGGCTTGATGCTGCAACTCAGGCTCTTATTAGTTCTTTACAAGCACAGATTGCTAGCCTTACTGCTAGCCAAAATCAGTTTAGGGCAGATACTGCTGCAGCCGAAGCATTGGCTACACAGCAAAAACGTCAAAACGCTTTAACGGCTCTTACGGACCGCTTTAGTAGATATGGTCTCGCCAGTCTTGTTCCTAAAATTAGAGAACTTGTTAGCACTGGTGCTAGTGAAGATACTATTGCACTTCAATTGCAAGATACAGAAGAATACAGACAGCGTTTTATTGCCAACCAAGACCGTCTTAAGAAAGGCTTGGCTGTTCTTGACCCAGGTACTTACATTGGACTAGAAGATAGATACCGTCAGATTCTTAGAGCGTATGGACTTAAGCAGTTTGATAATGATGTTTATGTAACACAGTTCCTTGCTAATGATGTATCCCCAGAAGAACTATCTAGTCGTGTAGTAACTGCGGTGCAGCGAGTACAAAATGCTGACCCTGCTGTTAGCGGAATGTTAAGACAATTCTACGGCATTGGCACAACCGATATGGTTGCTTATGTTCTTGACCCAAGCCAGCAATTTCCTAAGATTGAACGTCAAGTTGCAGCAGCCGAAATTGGTGTGGCTGCAGCACGTCAAGGACTTACTGCTGGAGTTAACGTTGCTGAACAGTTGGCAGCCCAAGGTATTACACAGGCTGAAGCACAGCGTGGTTACTCAACTATTGCCAACATACTTCCACAGGCTACAAAACTTAGTGAGATTTATACCGATGTACTTGACCAGTATGGTCAGGCTGAGGCTGAACAAGAAGTATTTAATAGCCTAGCCTCTGCACAACGTAAACGTCAGCGACTTGCTGAACGTGAGATTGCTGCATTTAGCGGACAATCTGGCTTAGGCAGAGGTTCGCTAGGTAGCCAAATAGGCGGACAAATATAAGAATCCCGATGCGGACCGACCAGCCCCGCACGGTGTATAAGACTGGTAGCAAGAGCCAGCCTATCTACCCCTGGATAGAACTGTGGCTTGCGACTAACGACAAATAGAAAGGGTGGTTGCTATGAGCAACAACTACTGGGATGACGAAGAAGACGACAACGTAGAAGTACCTGACCATCAGTTGAGTGGTGATGACTTAGTTAAGAAACTAAGAAAAGCCAAGCGTGCTGATGAGAAGCGTATTAAAGAACTATCTGAACAACTTGATGGATATCGCAAGAAGGAAAGAGAAGTTACTGTCGCCGAAGTCCTAGCAAAAAAGGGAGTAAACGCTAAGGCTGCTCGCCTTATCTTGAAAGATGTTGAGGAAGCCACTGAGGAGTCTATTGACTCTTGGCTCCGTGATAACGGAGATTTAATCGGCTATAACCCACAGGCTGAAAAGGTAGAAGAACAGCAGAATCTTGCGACATTACGTCAGCAAGACATTCTTACTCAAGGCGGAATTGCTCCAGATAAAGTCGTAGACATTGAAGCCCGTTTAAATAATGCGGAGTCAATGGAAGATTTAATAAATCTACTACGCAATTCCTAATCGTTCATAGTCACTTGGAGGTGACGCAAACTAATGTCCAATGCTTATACATCAACAGGTTCTTCCTCACTTGGAGGTACCGCTGGTGCAGCAGGTCTAGTCCAGAAGGCGTATGACCGTCTTCTAGAGTTTGCTCTCCGTTCAGAACCACTACTTCGTTCTGTCGCAGACAAGCGCCCTGCTCGTCAGGCTTTCCCTGGCTCAACCGTTGTTCTACAACGCTATGTTGACCTTGACCAAAAGACATCTACTTTATCTGAGACAGTTGACCCAGATGCAGTAGCATTGTCTACACCTACTTCAGTTACCATTACTCTCAATGAGTACGGTAACGCAGTACTCGTAACCCGTGCTCTTGAGTTGTTCTCACTTGCAGACGTAGACCCAGCAATTGCAAATATCGTTGCATACAACCTTGCTGATTCTATTGACGCAGTTGTTGGAACAACCCTAATTGGCGGAACAAATGTTCTTTACGGCGGTAGCCGTACATCCACAGCAACCATCACTGCTTCTGACACGATTGACTCAGCAGACATCCGCAAGGCTGTTGCTAAGTTGCGTGCTAACAAGGCAAAGGCTCGCCGTGGTTCTTACTACTGGTGCGGTATCCACCCAGAAGTTTCACACGACCTTCGTGCAGAGACTGGCAATATGGGCTGGAACTTCACCCACATCCAAACCCCTGGCAATGTTGACAAGGTTTGGGCTGGAGAAATCGGAGACTATGAAGGCGCGTTCTTCGTAGAGTCTTCACGTATTCCAAACGCTAAGGATGGCGCTGACCAGACTGCACTTGCTACAACTGTTCCAACAGTTGCTGGTACATCTGGTGGCTTCACAATTGGTGTTGCTTCAACATCTGTAATTGCAACCCGTGCAGAAGTTGGCGATAAGATTTCTGGTACTGGTATCGGAACTGATGCAAAGATTGCTTCTATCAGCACATCTGGAAGCACCACAACCCTTACAATGACTGTTGCTAACTCTGCTGCAGTTGCTACTACAGCAACCATCACAGTTACCCCAGTTACCCGTGTATTTGATACTCTCCTCTGCGGACAGCAAGCACTTGCTGAGGCTGTTGCTGAGGAACCACACATCGTTATCGGTAACGTAACCGACAAGTTGATGCGCTTCCGCCCAATGGGCTGGTACGGCGTACTCGGCTTTGCTCGCTATCGTGAGGAAGCGTTGTACCGTATTGAAACTGGTTCATCAATCGCTGCTAAGTAGTTGATTGACTCTGCAGGGCAGGCATATTTGAAAAGTCTGCCCTTCGGGGTGAGTTCACTAGGAGGACTTAATGACTCAATGGTTGTTTAAAACACCAACTGTAGAAGAAGGACCTGCTGGACAGGCTCGGCTATTTCACTTCTACAAGATTGACCGTGGCATAACCATAGTCAGAGAACTAGATGGCGACTATGCACAGGTTCGTTATCTACAAGATGAACAATATGCAACCTATCCTGAGATTTATCAAGGTGGTTACAACCACGTAGTTGATGATGCTACAAAGGCTAGGCTCATTGCAGGCGGTGTTGGAGTAACAGAAAGTAATTTTACTGCACTATGAAGCACTGGGAATATCATCCTGAATATGTAGAAGATTGTTTTGGATGTAAGGGACTAAGCGTTCAGATGAACGCAGGTGATGCCGATAGTCGGCGCAGTATGCCTACTAAAGCATTTAATAAAGAATTGGATGCCTATAAAGCAGCGAGAGCACAGGGTATCCAGCCAAATGGAACTTCTATGGCAAAGATTCAAGAGGCAGTTAAGGCTAGTGAAGTTATGGGTAGACCCTATGACGGCAACAAAATGCCACCAGCCAAAGCAATCAACAGTAAATCAGCAGCAATAATGAAAGAACTAGGAGTATAACTATGCCAAAGGTAGGCAGCAAGAAATTCCCATACACAGCCAAGGGTAAGAAAGCAGCAAAGATGTATGCCAAGGCTGAGAAGATGGAAGAAAAAGCAATGATGATGAAGGCAGCAAAGAAGAAGATGGCTGCTAAAAAGAAGAAGAAGTAGTTATGCCAGGTAGAATTAGTCCAGGTAAAACTGCAGAGCAGCGTAAGAAAGAAATTGATGCTGCTGATAATGCTAAGTTAGCCAAGGCTGAAGCAATGTTTGAAAAAATGATTCAGCAAGGCAAGGTTACTCCAGCCAACATTAGAAAAATTAAAGAGCGTATTGCTAATAAAACTGGTGCTTATCCACTAGGAGGAACCAACTAATGAAGGCAAAAAAAGGAATGGGCTTCAAAGCAGCCCAATCACAAATTGCCAAAAAGCAGGGTATCTCCAAGGAACGTGCAGGAGCAATCCTTGCGGCTGGTGCTCGGAAAGCCTCAGCAGCAGCCAAAAAGAAGAACCCAAATCTTAAAAAAGTTAAGGGTGCTATGAAAAAAGGTAAGAAATAATGGCTAATATAATTCGTTCCGAAAGTGCAGGTAGCGCAAAGCGCCGCAAAGAAAAAGAAACCAGTGCTAAACTACGTGGACGTAAATCGTTTGATGACCAGTCTAGTGTAGATAAAATTTATCAATGGGTTAGAAGCGGTGTAAAGTCTGTTGAGTCAGGATTTCCTGCTCAAACCAAAGGCGGAACATACACCCATCGGAATCCGTAATGTCATCAGGTAAATTCAAACCGCACCGCGGATTTAACTCTGTTCAGATTAAGAACGGTCTAGTGGTGCGGTTAAATAAAAACGGAACAGTAAGAGCAGTACTAGGAAAGTATGGGGAATATGGCAAGCAAAGCGGACCCAAGGCTTAAGAGGGCTGGTGTATCAGGTTTTAATAAACCTAAAAGAACACCTAATCATCCTACTAAAAGCCACATTGTAGTCGCTAAATCAGGCGACCAGGTTAAGACTATTCGCTTTGGCGAACAGGGTGCTAAGACTGCAGGCAAGCCGAAGGCTGGAGAGTCTGACAGAATGAAGAAGAAGCGTGCATCTTTTAAGGCACGCCATAGTAAAAACATTGCCAAAGGAAAGATGTCTGCTGCTTATTGGGCTGACAAGGTGAAATGGTGAAGAAGAAGGGCAAAGCATTTTGGGACAAGAAGAATCCAAAGCGTACATCTACAAAACTGACTTCTGCACAGAAGGCTGCTGCACGAGCACGTGCAAAGGCTGCGGGCAGACCGTATCCGAATCTAGTAGATAACGCTGCAGTATTACGTAAGAAGAAAGGTAAGTAATGGCAACAGGCACAGCAGGTAGTTCTTTTGCTAGCGAACTAAATCGCTTGGCTAATGGTGGGACATATCCAGCAATTTCTAATTACAAGGCTCCAACTGCTGCTGCCAATGCTTATGCAGGGACAACAGGATTAGCGCTGATTGCTGCGCTTAATAAGAAAGCAGACACTAATCGTCAACCTTCGGCTTACAAAGCGTTAGGCGGTATCTGCAACGAATTAGCAGGAACAACTGATTTATCTCCAACTGATGCTTTAAGGAGCATTAACCTATGACATATACCCTGGCTCAGATGATGGATGAAGTCCAGATAAACTTGTCTGGCTATACCTATCAACAAGACCGTTCTACATATTTAACTGCTGCTGTTACTACTACAACTTCTCCAGTTACTTCACCTTTAGTATTAAGTCTTGCTTCTACTCAAGACCTTGGCAAAGGTATTATTGAAATTGATAGTGAATTGATGTGGGTAGATAGCGTAGACCGTGTGGCTAACACAGCCACTGTTGCTCCGTATGGCAGAGGTTATTTAGGTACCACTGCTGCTACTCACGCCGAAGCAGCAAAGGTAACTGTTAGCCCAATCTTTCCTAAATACAGTATTGAGAAGGCTATTAACGACACTATCCACGCAGTTGGTAGTGCTATCTACGCAACTAAGCAGACAACTTTTACTTACAATGCTGCAGTCACAACTTATGAATTTGAAAATTTAGGCATAGAGAATATCTTGTCAGTATCCTGGCAGGACATTGGACCTACTAAAGAGTGGATACGCGTTAAGCGTTGGGACTTTGACCCATTTGCTGACGTAACTACCTGGGGTACTAACAGCCAAACTATAACTATTGGGGATGTAATTATTGCTGGCAGAACTGTAAAGGTTATGTATGCAACTAGCCCATCAGTTTTTACAGCAACTAATCAAGACTTTGCTACACAGACTGGACTACCAGAATCTGTAAAAGATGTAGTAATTCTTGGTGCTGCATATAGATTACTACAATACCTAGACCCAGCCCGTGCTGCTCAGTACAGCCCACAGGCTGATGAGATTGATGCAAAGCGTCCATTTGGCGCAAGCAATACAGCAGTACGGCAACTATTTGCTTTGTATACGCAACGACTTAATGAGGAGCGTAGCAAGCAACAGAACCAGTATCCCCCACGAGTTCACTACAGCGCCCGATAGGAACCTAAATGACAACACGGCAATACTCATCTCGCTCTCAGCAAACTACGCTGACAGGTGCTATTACATCTGGAGCCACGTCTATGACGGTGGTTTCTGGCACAGCGCTACTTGGTGGTGTGACTATCCCATCAGGCAGAACATTCACATTAGTCATTGACGTAGATACAGCGCTAGAAGAAATCGTAGATGCTACGGCGGTATCCACTAATACATTTACAATTACAAGAGCAATAGATGGTTCTTCGGCGCAAGACCATTCTGCTGGTGCAGTAGTCAGACATATGGCTATCGGTAGAGATTACCGTGATGCCAACCTACACGCAGAGGCTGATGCTTCTTATAATGATGGTGCTGGTGTTGCTCACACAATGCACGGCATTGGCGCAGGTGAAGGTGTCGTAGTCGGTACACTTAAGACTCAGACTCTAACCAACAAGACTCTTACCAGCCCAACAATCTCTAACCCTACCCTTACGGGTACACCATCTGCTGAAGCAAGCATTGTCTTTGAAGGCGCTACGGCTGATGCTCACGAGACTACCCTGACTGTAGTTGACCCAACTCAAGACAACACAATCACCCTACCGAATACTTCTGGTACGGTGGTAATTCTTGATGCTACTCAGACCCTGACTAATAAGACTTTAACTAGCCCGACTATCTCAGGCTCTCCAGTAATTACTGGTCTATCTAGCGCAGGTATGATTTCATCCTCTGCTACCCCTAAAGATTATGTAGACTCAATCCTAGGCTCTGCAACCGCTGCAGCCACTAGCGCAGCCTCCGCAGCCACAAGTGCTGCCAGTGCTGCTACAAGTGCCTCTAGCGCCTCTACAAGCGCTTCTAGCGCCCTAACTAGCGCCAACAGTGCATCTACCTCAGCCACATCTGCAGCCACCTCTGCAACCTCTGCAGCGGCTTCTGCGACAGCAGCGGCAACATCTGCTACCTCGGCTGCTGCTTCAGTAAGTGCGGTACAAACTTCTGCTTCATCGGCTGCTACTTCAGCCTCATCGGCTAGCACTTCGGCATCGTCAGCCTTAACCAGCGCTAACTCAGCAGCCACTTCAGCAACTGCTGCAGCAACTAGTGCTACAAGCGCTGCTGCTTCTGCTACTGCTGCTGCTACTTCGGCTTCTAGTGCCGCTGCTTCTGCAGCAAGTATTGTAGGAGACGCTGCTGCTGCAGCGACATCTGCTGCATCTGCTGCTACTTCTGCTACTTCTGCAGCAACAAGTGCATCATCTGCTAGCACATCAGCCTCAAGTGCTTTAACTTCGGCTAACAGTGCTTCTACTTCAGCATCTAGTGCTGCTACATCTGAAACTAATGCAGCAACTTCAGCATCTAGCGCAAGCACCTCTGCTTCGTCTGCATTAACTAGCGCTAATAGCGCAAGCACATCAGCGTCATCTGCTCTCACATCTGCTAACTCAGCAGCAACATCTGCTTCTAGCGCTGCTACTTCTTATGATGAATTTGATGATAGATACCTAGGCGCTAAGTCGTCTCCACCAACTGTAGATAATGATGGCAATCCACTTCTAACTGGTGCTTTATATTGGAACACAGTTGACAACCAGATGTATGTCTGGAGCGGTAGTGCTTGGGGTGGTATTTCCTCAACTGCTCAGTTGTTCCGTTATCGCTATACTTTATCTGGCGGAGAGACTAGTGTTTCGGGTCCAGATGATAATGGCGTAACTCTTTCTTATCTTGCTGGCAAGGAGCAAGTATACCTAAACGGTGTACTTATGGTTCGCAGTCAAGACTATACAGCAACCAATGGCACAAGCATCACAGGCTTTAGCCCTGCACTTGCTGCCTCTGATGTCATTGAGATTATTACCTTTACGGCATTTGATGTGGCTACAACGATTCCTAATAGCATCCTAGATGCAAAAGGAGATTTAATCGTTGCTACTGCTTCCGATACTCCTGGTAAACTTAGCGTAGGTACAAATGGATATTTCCTCAAGGCTGACTCAACAACTGCTACAGGACTTGCTTGGGCACAGGTAGATTTATCTTCTTATGCAACAACTGCTTCAGTTCAAGATAACTTAGTAATGAATATAATGGGAGCATACTAATGACAAAAGCAAGAACGCTTGCAGATAATTTTGCTGCAGATATAAATGGGATTACCGCAGGCACAGGTATTACAGGTGGGGGTACATCGGGTACTGTAACCATTACTAATGATATGGCTACAACCATAGCAGCCAAGGGCGACTTAGTTGTTGGTACAGGTAACGATACCTATAACCGTCTAGCCGTTGCCTCTACTGCTGGTTATGTCTTACAGGTTGACTCGGCAGAAACGACAGGGTTGAAGTGGGCTGCGCCTGCTGCTGGTGGAAAAGTTTTGCAAGTAGTCAGTGGTACCTATTCAACCGAAACAACTTCAACTTCACAATCTTGGGCTGATACTG